GTCCAGCTTTTGGAGCAAATATAGCCGTTGGTGGTGGTTATAACCAGTTTTATGGATTATCTTTAGGCTCACAACAAAGTCAATGGGCAACTAGTAGTAGTGGAACTATATCTGGTACTTGGAAATGGATGTCTGGTTACATAAATGACGGCTCTGGTTTTTATTATGGTCTTGCTTGTCGTGTTTCTTAATAAACGGAGAATAAAATGTTAACTATTGAATATGCAAAAGACCCTGTATGGTCAAATACTGAAAATACTTTTATAACTTTAGTTGTTAAATTTAAAGAGTTTTCTGAAGAAATGCCCTTTGGCGCAAGCCCTCTTGATCCTATGCCGTATGGGGTAGAACTATTTAATCGTGCTAAAGCTGAAGAATTTGGAGAAGTTGCGGCTTTCATACCACCAACTTTACCTACAACAAGCACTACAACTACATAATGACTTACGGCATATATCCTAATAGCAGTCCTGAGTTTCGTACTTTACAAAAAGCAGACGGAACAATAGAAATGCAAGTTCGTTACATTAACAAGCCAATGAATTACACGGGATTATGGATGCCAGTAAATACTGTGCAAGAAACAACTGAAAGCGAGAAATAATGTTTTTAATTACATGGATGTTTGACAAACTTGGTTATATGCCAAAGATTGATATGCAGATTGGTAAAGTCAATATTGAAGCGGCATGGCCTTTTCCAGTTGGCGAAGAAGAAAAACCTAAAGCTACCGTAAAAAAACGTAAGCCCGTTGTTAAAAAAGCTACAACTGTTGCTAAAAAGGCGAAATAAAGTGAATCATGGCGGATCCTTATGGAATATCCGAAGGAGTAAAGGCTCTTAGCGGAAGCCTAGATGCAAGTCGGGAGGCTAGTAAAGGGCTGTCTAAAAGTATAGAAGCGGCACAACATGATGCAACAGAAGTAGCCCAGAAGCAAGCTAATGAACGAATTAGGGCAAGACGAGAAGCAGAGTTTAAGAAAGAAAAAGCATTAATCAAGGCTTTAGAATCTTGGAAGCATAAGAAGCAAATCTCCGATGAGGAGGCAAAACTAAAAATTGATTTTGTTAAAAAGCACGGTGCTAAAGAATGGGAAGCGGTGTTAAAAATTAAACTGGATATTGAAAACCTTCAACGCAAAGACAACGAAGAATACCAGCACGATTTAAAAGCGGTTAGGCGGGTACAATTTTATTGCTTTGCAGCAGCAGCCGTAATTGCGTGGTATTTAACTTGGGGTTATAAATATTAAAGGATAACTATGTTTGGAATTGACGATATTATCGGCGTAGGAATGAAAATACTGGATAAGGTTATCCCCGACCCAGTTGCAAAAGCCGAAGCACAAGCCAAATTGGTAGAACTACAACAACAAGGAAGGCTAGCAGAGTTAGCAGCTGATACGGCAGAAGCTCAAGAATTGACCAAGCGACAAGAAGCAGATATGAGCTCAGATAGTTGGCTATCGAAAAACATTCGTCCCATGACATTGATTGCTATCCTTATAGGTTATTTTGTGTTTGCGATGATGTCTGCATTTGACCTTAATACTAACAAAACTTACGTAGAATTGCTAGGTCAATGGGGTATGTTAATTATGTCGTTTTATTTTGGTGGGCGTACCCTTGAGAAGATTATGGATATGAAAAAAGGTAGAGATGAGTCTAAGTAATGCCCTAACCGTTCTTGGTATTGACCCTAAATGGGAGGAGCCTTTGCAGGTTGCTTTTAATAAATATGAAATCAATACACCAAAGCGTCAAGCAGCGTTTATTGGTCAGTGTGCTCATGAGTCTGGTAATTTCAAGACTTTGCAAGAAAACCTTAATTACAGCGCTGAAGGGCTAATGAAGACTTGGCCTTCTAGATTTTCTGATTTGCAAACCGCCAACCAATACGCACGACAACCGGCTAAAATTGCAGGTAAGGTATACAACGGACGTTTAGGCAATACTAGCGAAGAAGAAGCTGCTAAATATTTAGGCAGGGGTCTGATCCAGTTAACAGGCAAAGAGAATTATGAGCGATGTGGAAGTGCGATTGGCATTGACCTTATTAATGAACCTACTCTTTTGGTTGAGCCTAATCATGCTGCTATGTCTGCCGGGTGGTTCTGGAACAAAAAAGGACTAAACGAATTGGCTGATTCTCAAGAACATGGTCAAATAACTAAACGTATTAACGGCGGTCTTATCGGTTTAGATGACAGAATTGTCAAAACTACTAAAGCACTTGCAGCACTAGGATAACCTATGCCATTACAAAAACTAGTCTTTAAGCCCGGTATTAATAAAGAGGGCACAAACTACACCAATGAAGGTGGTTGGTTTGACTGCGACAAAGTACGCTTTCGTTCTGGTAACGCAGAAAAGATTGGTGGTTGGACACGTCTTTCTGACAATACGTTTGTAGGAATTTGTCGGGCTCTTTGGAACTGGGGAACACTAGCTGGCGCAAACTTATTAGGCGTAGGCACAAGCAAAAAATACTACGTAGAACAAGGTGGTACTTACAACGACATTACCCCATTATTGCTAAACAGCAGTGGCAGCACAACTACTACATTAGGAGCCAGTCCTTTAAGCACAGTAAACGGCTCTGCTACAGTAACAGTAAACGATGCAGTTAGTGGTATTTCTCCTAGTATTGGAGACTATGTTATTTTTACTAGCACCGCGGCTGTTGGCGGTTTATTTATTTCTGGTGAATATGTAGTAACAAAAGTTAACAGTATCTTACAATACGAAATAACAGCCAGCACAACCGCAACTTCAACTGCATCAGGTGGTGGAACCGTAACTGTTAAATACGAGTATCCAATAGGCGGCGACACTTATACTACAAGTACTGGATGGGGTGCAGGAAGTTGGTCTCCAACAGATACCGTTGCTTTAGCTCCAAATCCCTTTGCAATTGCTGGGGGTAGTACTACTGTTACTGTAACGCAAGCAGCCCACGGATACCTTAAAACTGCAGGCGCTTTTACCGTAGGCGCACAATATAAGATTGTGGCAATAGGTTCTACAGACTTTACGCTTATTGGCGCTTCTGCTAATACGGTTGGAACAATATTTACTGCAACGGGTGTAGGTACTGGTTCTGGTACAGCTTCTATTGTATGGGTGGCTTTTTTAGGTGCTATAGATACGCTAACAACACCAACGGTTTATGGCTTTAGCCCCGGCACTTACGGGTTTCGTACTGGTACTTATGGTATGTTTGGGCATGGTCTTGAGCCAGCGATTCCAGCTACCTTTATAAATGGTAGAGCGTTTGAGATTACTTATGTTGATGCTAATACCTATACGATAACTGTTGTTGCAGCTGCGCCTTATGGTGGGGTTGGTGGCGGCAATTCTGTTGTTGCTTACCCAGAATTTGGTATCCGTCCTTGGGGTTCTGCGGCTGATGTAGGTGTTGCACAACAACTTCGTTTATGGACTAACGATAACTTTGGTCAAGATTTAGTTATTGCCCCTCGTGGCGGTGGTATTTATTATTGGGCAGCAGCTTCTGGTGTTACTGTTAGAGCCGTTCTTTTAAATACATTATCTACGTCAAAAGGCTACTCAGGGCAGTTTGTACCAAATACAATTAATCAAATTCTTGGTTCAGCTATTCAGCGTTTTGTTATAGCCTTTGGTGCTAACCCATACGACCCTACAAATTCTAGTACTACCTTTGATCCGCTACTAGTTCGTTGGTCCGATCAAGATAATCCTTATCAATGGGTTCCTTCAGTAACAAATCAGTCGGGTGAATTTCGCCTTAATATTGGTTCTTTTATTGTTTGTGCCCGCTCAACTCGTCAAGAGATATTGGTTTGGACTGATGCCGCTATTTATTCTATGCAATACCTTGGACCTCCTTATGTTTGGGGTTTCCAGTTGTTGCAAGACAACATTTCTATTATGGGTCCTAATTCTTCTATTACAGTTAACAACGTAACTTACTGGATGGGCACTGACAAATTCTACCGCTATACTGGTCGTGTAGAAACGCTTCAATGTACATTACGCCAGTACGTATATCAAGACATTAATCAAAACCAAAACTTCCAAGTGTACGCAGGTAGCGTAGAAGGATATAACGAGATTTGGTGGTTCTATTGTTCTGCTAATAGTGATGAAGTTGACCGCTATGTTATTTACAACTACGTAGATAATGTTTGGTATTACGGTAATATGAGCCGCACTGCTTGGTTAGATTCTGGTTTACGTACATATCCAATGGGTGCCGACACTGTTAACTACCGAATTCTTTACCATGAGAACGGTGTGGACGACGCATCAGGGTTAACCCCAGTGCCTATTACTTCTTATGTTCAGTCATCTGATTTTGATATTGGGGATGGCTTAAACTTTGGGTTTGTGTGGAGAATATTGCCAGATTTAACATTTAACGGTTCTACATCAGGTGTACCGCAAGTAACTATGGTGGTATTACCCCGTCAAAATGCTGGTACTCCTTATGGAATGCCTAATGCCCCAGTAGTAGCAAGTACTCAAAACTACAATACTAGACACACATATAATGTTCAACAGTTTGACGGACAGGTGTATACCCGCATAAGAGGTAGGCAGATGGCATATAGAATTGAGTCTACTGGTCTAGGCGTTGCTTGGCAGATGGGCTACCCACGTATTGATATAAGACCAGACGGACGCAGATAATGGCATATAACGCTCCTTTACGCACTCCAAAAGCGCCCAACCTGCCTAATGCACCGATGGAAGGGTATGACTCTGGATATTTTGACCAATACTCCAATGTACTGCGTCTTTACTTTAACCAGATTGATAACTTTACCCAAGCGGCTGCTATACCGCTTTCTGGGACTACAGCGGAAAGACCTGTAAGTACTGTGCAAGTATCATTAGCAGTAGGGCAGATTTATTACGATACTACGTTGGACAGACCAATTTGGTGGAACGGCACAGTCTGGAAAAAGGCTGATGGAACAACGGTTTAATATGATAAAATCAACACAATTCCCTTTTAAGAGGCCCCTATGAGCATTCTAATGTACTTTAATAAACACCATGGGTGGTATGATGGAAAACGTACGCCGTTTACCGGAGCTGAAGAAGCCGCCGCTGTACCCCTAGTATTAGAAGCTATTGAAGGTGGAACCGTTGCTGAAGGTGCTGCCGCTGGCGCTACCGTTGCTGAAGGCGGCGCTTTTGTTCCTTCTGCTGGTGCTAGCTTTCTTATACCTGAAGGTGCTGCATATGGGGTAGGTGCTGGTGAAGGCGCTGCTTATGCTGGTAGCGAAATTGCTACTGAACAGGCTGCTCAAGAAGCCGCTAGGCAAGCCGCTATACAAAATGCAGGTAATTCTCAATTAGCTAATGTTCCTGCAAATCAATTCGCTAGTGGTCCAGCTACTTCTGACGTTGGAGGCTTTCAATCTCAACAAGAATTAGTAAATCAAATTGCAAACGCAACTCCTAACCAGATGGTGCCTAATAACCCATTGCCGCCTGGCTACGAAAATCTTGCCTCAAATGCCCCTGCAAGTTCTGCAATAGGTTCAGGCGGCGGAACTTTTGGTATAAATGCTGCACCTACTGCTGGGACTTACGGTGTAGCTGGATCGCAAGTACCAACTTTAACAACAGGATTAGGTGC